TGCAAAGCAGCTATCGCGGTGGAGATGGGGCGCCCAACCAAGACCATGAAAACGAAGCACGCTGACCCAAACCCCGAAATAACGTATCGCCGCCCGGATGGGGATTCATTCCGTTATCGCTGCCAGGTGAGCGAAGACCGAGTGATCTGGTCCTCTTTCATGGAGGATGAAAATCAGTGGGGCCGTTGGCGCAATCAATACTCAGAAGGTGACGCCTCAACAACATACACAGTGTTGAATGGCGTGCTGAGGATCAGCAATGACCAAGCGGGTGACGAAACCTTCAGAAAAAAAGACTTTTGAAGCCCTGAATAGGTGCGCGGTCTTTCCCGCTGTCAGCCGAAGTTACTGCCAGCGTCGACGCCCCAATGCATCGATCGCGCTGTTCGTTTCTCGTGCCACCCCGCAAGCATGGTAAGTGCTAGGGTGCACGGGCTGCCGGTGTTGATCTCGTACGTCGCACTATCCGGCTATCCACGTCCAGGCCGTCCCGAGGGCTGTCCTGGCTACAGGTGAAACTGAGGCAATAAAAAACCCGGCGCGATGGCCGGGTTCTTGTTAGTCAGTCCTACACACGCAGGAATGACAGGATGGGTGAATAATGCGACATGGCGACATGATATTGCAAGCCCTTTTGAGGGACTATTTCATGCAGCCTCCCCTGACAGCACACCGATCGCTTCAAGCATGTGCTGCGCCTCGACCAGAGCCTCGTTGACAAGCGACTCCAAGCCCACCTTGATCGCCTTGTTCCAGCGCTGGTAAGTGCGCTCTGTCAGCCCCTGTGCATCCCAATTCGTCATGTCGTAGTTCGACTCGGCCAGGACAATCATCTCCCCGGGCTTTTCCTCTGCTACGGCGCGGGCATGCTTGTTGGCGCGGGCAATGTCAGCGTCTGCAGCCGCGTTGCGCCAATCCCACTGGCCCTTTTCCTTGTTCTCGCGGTGCTTCGGCGCCCTGATCTGGGGTGCCGCTCGTTGAATGCCCTTCAACTGCTGCGGTACCGCCCAAACCAAGACAGCCTGCTGCGTGAAGCGCTGCGGTGCTGGGGTCTTTACCACGGCGACCAGCCTGCCGATGGAATCGATCTTTCGCCCACGGTGGGTGCTGTACTTGGCCACCAGGGCGTTCCAGTGCCTCGGAGAAAGCTGGGCATGCAGAAGCTTGTGCACGATGCAGTCAGCCAGCAGCGCAGCATCCTTCCCGGATATCTCGCCCTTGAGCTTGCTGGCCTGCACCCGAGGCTCAACGCTGCATCCGCCGGAACTGTTGATGATCTCGGCGGCCAGAGCCCGGACTACTGCTGAAATCACGTTGTGGTAGTTCATGCTGCCTGCCCCTTCTTCAGTTCTCTGGTCATTGCCCGGTATTTGGCCTTAATGGCCTTGATCTCTTCCACGGTGTGTTTGCACGGCGGATGCAGCGCTTCCAGCCAAGCGACCTTCTCAGCGCCGATTCGCTGCACAAGGCGAATGCGGTACTCCACGGCGTTGCCGGATAGGTTGCGGTTGCACTTCACACACTGGCGGTGGATGTTCAGCAGCTCGAAGCGCAGCTCCGGGCAGGCGCCGACGGATCGGTAGTGCCCGGCGTCCCAGCGGCTGCCGGTCATGAGGTCGCCGTCGTTCGGCGTCGAGTCACAGCTGATGCACGGCAGGTGCGCGTCACGCAGACGCACGTACTCGTTCACTACGATTTGGGCTTCGCGCAGGTGATCCGCCCTGCTCTTCAGCTTCTCCTTGCGGACTTTGATCTCGCGCCGCTCAACTTGAGCCAGAGACTTACGCGCCTTCGCCTGATTTACGTCCTTGATTGCCAGGCCACACTTCGGGCTGCATACGGCCTGTCCGAGGCGCTGCGGCGGAAAGCTGATGCCGCACGCTGGGTTCTTGCATTTCTTCGGTTTGGGTTGCTTGGCGATCATGCAGCCTCCTTGCTGAGTAGATCAGTGAAAACCACACCTTGGCCAGTGAAATAGGCGGCGATGCGGTCGGTGTAATTGATGCCCTGGGCGCGATTGAACAGGCTGGTCACTGGGAAACCGTCGGGGCCGAACAGATGGCACTCGCCCATCATGGCCAGCTTCGTTTCGTAGGATAGATGGCGCATGACTCGGTACCACTCGGCCTGGAACCCTGCGTCTTCGTTCAACAATATCTGCACGCCAAAGTGCAACTTGCAGTAGCGTCGAGCGTCGGCCGCGTCACCGATCTGTGTCATCTCGGCAATTCGCTTGTACATCCCAAACCACAGCCGGTTCTGGTCGAGGGTGCGGTCCTTGCCCGGGCGCAGGGAGACCACCACAAACTTCTTGTCCCGGTACATGGTGGTCAGGCATGTGATGGCCTCGGTGAGCTTGGCCTGGCAGTTGACGCTGATCTTGTCGGTCATTGCGCCGCCCTCTTCTCTTCCACTTCCTGCGCCTGCTTAATCAGCAACGCCCGGCGATCTGCCAACTCGTTGGCTGCCTGAATGCGCATCTCGTCTTTTTTCTCAGCGCTGGCTACACGCATCTCCCGTATCGACGACTTCACCAGTTCGAGCTTTTCGCGGAGAGCCGGCGCTGGCCGTGTAACGGTGCCAGTGAGCAAACCAGCAATTGCGCGGCCGTCTTCGGTGACTGGCTCGGCACTCAGATCCGCCAGGTACTTCTGGGCGTGTTCGCGCGGGATTCGCTTCAATTCCATCGCCTTGGTCACAGCCTGGATACGGCGATTGGCGTCAAAACCTACGGATACGTGCCAGTTGACAGGCTTCGCATCCTCGCGGGCCTGGCTCACGAACCGCAGGTAGGCGTCGATGAACGCCATGCGCGCGCCGATTTTGTCGCCGCCATCCAAGATGGGTTTCGCCGCTGCCAGGGCCAGCTGGATTTCGTCGGTCAGCACCACGGTTTCGAATTCGTCGTTGGTGGTCATGGCGATTGCCCAGGCCTCGTCCTTGCCTGGACGACCGTCGGAGGTCTGGACGCGCTGCAGGATGTCAGCCATAGCCAGCTTGCCCTTCACCTCGAAGCGACATGCCTTGAGCGCAGCCTTGACGACAGGCACCGGGTAGGCACAGAGGTCTTCCGCCATCATTGCGGCGGTACCGGGGTTCATTTCCTGGCCCATGGCCTCGGCCGTTGCACAGATGGCGGCGGCCAGCCCGGCAACCTGCTGATCATTCATTTCAAAGGTATTCATTGCGGTCACCTGCTTGGCGTTTGGCCAGAACCATCTGAGCGGCCTGCTCCGCTGCGGACAGGTTGGCCTCGGTTCGTTCCATCTGGCGGGCAGTTGTGCCGTTGACGCGCTGCCCGGTCACCCACTGGGTGTGATAGCTCTCGGCGTTGACCAGCAGCTCGTTGACGCTGTGGCACTTACGCAGAACGGCGGCATCGCTGGCTTTCAGGAAGTGGGCGGCGACGTGGTGGGCGACGTCAGCACCAAGGCGGTCAACCAGCAGCGCCATCTGCTTGCCAATCTTTGCGTTCCACACTGGCCAGGCGCCGTAACGCTTGCGGTAGGCCATGGCGTAGTTCGCCCAGACCTTAAAGGTTTTGCAGGTCTGGTCTTTCGGCCCCGGCATGTCGGCCGGAATCTCAACTCGTGGTTGCTGGGGAACGAATGGCACGACCTGTCCCGTCACGACCTTGGCGGTAGCCTGGGGCGTAATTGGTTCAATGACCGGTTCTATGACTGGTTCAAGAGAGTTACTGATTCTGGGTGCAGCTGCTGCACTACCCTCTGGTGCAGGAGATTCACTAGGGGGTGAACCTGCTGCACTACCTTGGTGAATCTGCTGCACTACCCCTGGTGCAGGAGGTGCACCACCACCATCCAGGGTCAGGAAGTAAACGTTCGATGAGTTCCCCTTCGGGCCACCCTTTCGGATTTCCTTGCGCAGCAGTCCTGCCTCACAAAGCGCGGTGATGTGGTTCATTACAGAGCGCTTGCTGATCTCGCACTGATCGGCAATATGCTGATAGGACGGCCAGCACTCGCCTACGTCGCTGGCGTTGTCAGCCAGCTTGATCAGCACTAGCTTGCGCAATGGGTTGCCGACGCGA